AGAAAACTGAAGCTCAACTGGCGATGATGGATGCCGTTGCAAATGGTATATCAGCAGTTGCTGACATCGTTGGAAAGAATACTGTGGCAGGTAAGGCATTGGCTGTCGCAGCTTCTTTGATTAGTACCTACTCAGCAATCGCTAAACAATTGGCAGCCTTTGCTGGTGTTCCTGTACCAGGTTATGCAATCGTACAAGCGGTTGCAACAGGTTTGGTTGGATTCAAGGCAGTAAGAGATATCATCGCAACTCCAATCCCTACTGATGCTGGTGGTGGAGGTGGAGGAGGTTCTGTCAATAACGGCCCATCTGTAGCAAAACCAAGAGGATTGGCAAGAGGTGGATATGTATCAGGAGCTGGTTCAGGAACAAGTGATTCAATACCCGCTATGTTATCAAATGGTGAGTCAGTTATCAACGCAGCATCTACAGCAATGTTTGCCCCATTATTATCAACAATCAATCAATTAGGTGGGGGTAGAAAATTTGCTGAAGGTGGAATGGTTACACCATCATTTAATCAATCACAGGTTATCAACAGCCTAAGTAATATTGATGGTAGTGCAAATGCTCCAATTAAAACGTATGTCTTGGCAAGTGATGTATCCAATCAAATGGCACTTGATAGAGCAATTAAATCACGTTCTACAATATAATTTTTGACATTTTCACTTAAACTGATATTTAATAGTATGACTCCTAAAATAATTGAATTAACTATCCAAGACGGAGACGCTGAGGCGGGGTTGGATGGTATTGCTTTGGTAGAGATGCCAGCACACGAAGCGATGTTTGAATACTTCTCAAAAGACGAGAAACCAGCTCATTATGTATTATCAGACGAGCAGGTTCCACAAGTAATTCAAATGTTCCACGCTTATGGAGAACCACAAGGATTATTGGAAAAAGAAGGATGGCATATCCATTCAATTACTAAATTAGGAAAACACGACTTCGCTATTATTGCAAACCCTGATGATTCTTCATTTGAAGATACAGATGAGGTTAGATACAGATACAAATATTTAGGCCCAAGAGACGAGAAGAACAGAACGTTCTGTGCTGAAATGATGGCAGCTGCCAGAGTATTCAGACGTGAGGATATTGATGAGATGTCAAGAAACAACGAAAATCCTGTAGGGCCTGATGGATATTCAATTTTTGAGTGGAGAGGTTCATTCAACTGCAGACACGGATGGGTTAGATTGACTTACAGACGTGAGGGTAGAATTATCAATAGTGATAAAGTAAAAAGAGGGGTAATCGACCAATCACCTGTTGAAGGCCCTGATACAAGAACTACGGCTACGATTGAAGCTGGAAATACACCACCAAGATTCGGTTTTGGTAAAATACAGAAAAACAAACTATTTAAGTAATATGGCGACATTCGTAGAATTTATATCAAGCCTCAATAGTTGCAAACAACAAGCAATATTTTGGCACAACCAAACTAAATCATTCTCAGAACACAAAGCATTAGAAAACTTTTACTCTGAGATTTTAGACCTATTAGATGGTTTAGTAGAAAGCGTGGCAGGAATCTATGGGAGACCTGTAGGATATACTACACACGCTCCTGAGGATTATGTATCCAAAGAACAATTGATGACTTATTTCAAGGGTGTATACGATTACGTTCAAAGTGAAAGAGGTTCATTATATAAAGAAACTTGGATTCAAAACCAAATTGATGAAATCGCTCAGTTAGTTGCTGAGACATTATATTTGTTAACGTTAGATTAATGTATGGCATCTATCAAAGATTATCCAAAGTACATCACCGAGAACGCTCAAAAGGCTAAGAATTGGGTTGATAAGAATGGATATGGTAGTTGTATGACACCAGTAGGTAAAGCAAGATTAAATCAATTGGCAAAGGGTGAACCAATATCGTTAGACACGATAAAACGAATGAAGGCTTATGCTGACAGACACAAAAAGGATTTGAGTTCTTCTAAAGGGTTCGATGATGGTTGTGGATATCTTGCGTGGTTTTCTTGGGGATTGGATGAAACTGGTAGAGTGGAAAAATGGTTAGAAAGTAAAATTAAAAGTATGGAGAAATTCAACGAAGATGTAAGTGGACTATCACCTTATGTAGATGAGGTAAGTGGTGAGTTGGTTAGAAAACCAGTACTTGCGTCATTGCCATTATTTGAATCCAAAGACGATGCAGAAGCTATGGCTATTGCAATCGGTTGTAAGGGTTCACATCCACACCAATATGGTGATAAAACACTTTATATGCCTTGTGAGAGTCATAATGAGGATATGGGGTCATTAGACGATGCTTGCTGGCCTGGTTATGAAGCTATTGGAATGAAAGATGATGGTACAGGTAAAATGGTACCTAATTGTGTTCCTATCGCTGAGAAACAATCAGCTCAATTTAACTCATATAATGAAGATACAACCTTTTCTGTATTCAATGCAGAACAGAGATTGGTAGTTGGGCCAGCGATGATTCCTGATAAGATGATTATCAGAAGAAATGAAATTACTGGTGAAATTTACTATGTCTATTTTACAGCAGAAACAATCAAGAAATTACAACAAAAATTCATGCAGGAGAAGTTATTGGGTCAGACCAATATCGAACACGGTAGAAGATTTTTGGATAATGTAGATGTGGTTGAGAGCTGGATTGTTGAAGACCCTCAATACGATAAAGAACGAGTATTTGGGATGGATTATCCTAAGGGTACTTGGATGATATCTATGAAGGTGAACGATGATGATACTTGGAATAAAGTTAAAGACGGAAAACTAAAAGGTTTTTCAGTTCAAGGTTATTTCTTGGAGAAAGCCAAATTCGGAGCAGTATCCAACGAAGTACTTAATGAAATAAAAGAGATATTAAAACAGATAAAATGAATTTCGAACAAGCAATCAAAAAAATAAACAAGCTATTGGGTCTGTATAAATTCACATCGTATAAAGTAGCAGGAACCGAGCAAGAACTTATTTCAGAAGGTGAATTGGCTGTCGGGGAGCCTATTTATGTTATAACTGAAAACGGGCAATTGCCAGCACCAGATAACACATACGAATTGGACGATACAACCAAGATAAAAGTAGAAGACGGATTAGTCAAAGAATTAAAATACGATATGGAAAATCAAACAGAAAGCTTCACAGAAGCAACCCTTAAAGATGGAACTGTCCTTAAATCACCAACTTTTGATTTAGGAGAAGATGTATCTGTAGTAGGAACTGACGGTAAAGAAACTCCAGCACCAGACGGAGAGCATGAAATTGCTCTTAAGGATAGTGAAGGAAAAGAGGTTATCATCAGAATCGTTACTAAAGATGGCAAAATTACCGAAAGAGAAAACGTTGAGGAAGCAAACCCTGAAATGCCTGAGACAGGTGAAGAAATGGGAATGGTTCCTGACCTATCAGAAGGTAATGACATTATGGACGAAAACTTTAAGAAAACACTTATGGGTGTTTTAGGAGAAATCAAAGATGCGATTGGTGGCATCGTAAAAGACCAAGAAGAGATGAAAGCCAAAGTGGCTAAGTTCTCTAAAGAACCAGCTGGTGAACCTATCAGAGTGGCGAAAAACGTAATTAGTGAAATTAGTGCCGCTAAGGATGACTATATTTCACAATTGGTGAGTGTAAGACGAAATTCTTACACTAAAAAATAAACAAAATAAATAAAACAAATAAAAACAAAAATTATGGCAAACAAAAAATATGACTTTAATTTTAACTTATCTGGCTTGGCTCCTTACACAGACCAAGTTGGTGGTGAATTATTGAGAAAAGCTATTTTGGAAGGTGAAACTGCAAAGATTATTCACGTTCAACCAGGAGTTGTTGGTTCACAAGCTATCAACTTATTAAACTCTAACCTTGTGGTTCAAGAAGGTACTTGTGGATGGGATGCATCAGGTTCTACTATCTACACTCAACGTAACATCGCTACTTGTCAGTACAAAGTTAACGAATCTTTATGTCCTCGTGAACTTTCAACTTACTGGTTAGGTCAATTGTTACAACCAGGTGATTACAACGAAACTGTACCATTTGAAGAAGAAATCAGTATCTTAAAAACACAACAAATCTCTCAATACTGCGAGAACTTAATGTGGGGAGCTGATTCAGGTACAACTTGTTTCTCAGGATTCAAACAATTGTTCGCTCGTTCAGGAACAGGAAGTACTACAGTAACTGGTGGTATCGTTATTACAGGTCAAACTCCAATCGCTTCTACTACAGCATTGTCTCAAGTAGATGCTTTGATTGAAGCTATCCCTGATGACGTAGTAAACAGAACGGACTGGGTTGTGTTTATGTCGCACGCGGCGTACAGAAAATATTTGATTAATTATCGTACGTCGAATTATTACCACTATAACCCTGAATCTTCTTACGAGGACTTCAAAACATTCCACCCAGCTACGAACATCTTAGTTCACCCTGTTGGAGGATTGAATGGTTCTAACTTAGTATGTTTGGTTCCTGCAGGTTATATGGTATTGGGTGTTAACTTAATGTCAGATTCTGAAACGTTGAAAATGTGGTACGCAGTCGACTTCGACGAAGTACGTGTTAGAAGTAACTTTAACTTAGGGGTTCAAATCGCTTGGCCTCAGTACGTTATCACTAACGGATTATCATAAACTAAACTAACTAAATAAAACAAAAATTATGAGTTTTTCATCTTGTTATACAACAGCGAACGTCTGCAAAGGATGTCGTGATTCGGTTGGTGGTATTAAGCAGGTTTACATCGTTGCGGGTTGCGTAACTGGTGTTACTGAAAATGCAGACCAAGAAATCCTTACAGTAGGTGCTACTGGAGGTACTGTTTACACATACCAAGTAGAAAAAAATACCTCTAATTTTGTTGAAAACATTCAAGCTAGTTTGGAAAATGGTACTGTGGTTTATAACCAACAAGTTAACCTTGTGTTCTTGAAATTACAACAAAGCACAAGAAACCAAATTAAATTACTGGCTCAAAACACCAATATGAAGGTGTTTGTTGAGACAAATGAGGGTAGTATTTTCTACTTAGGAGAAGATTTTGGCATGGCACTTTCGAGTGGAACTGCTGAATCTGGAACTGCATTTGCAGACAGAAATGGATATACCTTGTTATTAGAAGGGTTCGAGAAGGAACCTGCTAAGAAACTTGCTGGTTCATTATCTTCAACACTTGTAGGATTGACATTGTCGTCTTGCGCGTGTTAATAACCT